ATTATCTGTTATTTGTCTTATTTGTCCGCTTCCTGTTCCACTACTAATATATACTGCGTAATCATTATTGAACTCGTCTACAGTCCAAGATTGACCGCTATCTGTTAGTGACGTATTTGTTGCACTTGTTGGATTACCTGTCATGTCACTTTCTGCGTCGAATAACCATATAGTTCCTGTGTACCTGTCTACTTCTGCTGTTGCTGCAGCAATGAAACTATTTACGTTAGCTTCACTAACTTGGTCTGTTCCTATTCCTGCTATTCTGTAAACATCAGCGCTAGTGCAATATCCCATTATTCGTCACTCAAATACACTACTAATTTTATGTCTTTAGCATTACCACCTTGCGCAACTACTACTTTAAATTCTGCTTCTGCCACAAAGATTTTTTCTGCTACATCAGTAAAAGCGCTTGCGTCAGCTACTTTATTAGCTAATGTTCTAGGAAACCATGTTACATCAGCAGTTCCTGCGTTAGTAACTGTTAATAAAGGTATGCTTACTCCTGCTTCAACTCCTGTTATTGTTAAGTCAGCTCCTGTATCTGCGTCTTGATAATCATAAACGATTTTTTCTATAAATCCGGTTGCTCCACCGTCGCTTGATGTCACTGTTAGTGAACCATCAGCTGCTGTAGTTCCTGATAATATTACGTTCTTCATTATTCGTACTTCCAGGCGTATTTACCTTGTTCGTCTTTATACCTTACTGGTTTTAATTCCTTTTTTTGTTTAGGTTCTTCTTTAGTAAGTTTAACCACTTGAGTATCAGGTTCGTCTTCTACAACTACTTTCTTAACTCCTTTAGGTAGTTTAGGTTTTTTCTTTACCATTGTTGCTCTCATTACCATTTTCTTTTTTTTCCTCCATTGGATTATATAATAAAAAAAATAAAAAAGTTAAGGATTATTAGTCCTTATGCGCTTGTTAAGTCAGGTTGAGTCGCTAGACCTATTACTTCAATTACTCTTGCATCATTATCTGTTCCTGCTGCGATAGTAACTGTTAATACTCCTGAACTAACAGCTGTAGTATTAGCTTCAGTTGTTATAACACTGCTGTTTGTAGTGTGTACCCAACTATTAACTGCTAGTAATCCACTTGGGTGAATACCGTAGTTAGCTAATGTTATTGCTATAGTGTTGGTTGCGTCAGCGTCGTCTTGAGTGTAAAAGAATACTCTTTTAACTCCTAATGCTGGGCTTCCTTCAATAGAACTTGTTGTTCCTCCGTATGCTGCCATTTTGTTTTATCTCCTTATTTTATTTTTATGGTTTGAACAATACTAAGCCACTACAAGCTGTACCAGTAGCACCTGTTAAGGTGATTTTATTGGTAGCTATTGTGTGAGTCTCAGCTGCTCCCGTTGCGTCTAAAGTAGGCCAAGCTAACAATACTGAGGAAGCATTTGTTATTTCCCAAATATCGTTTTGTGCTGCTTTAGCTCCACTATCTACATATCCTAAAATATATCCACCGTTAGTGTTTCCACCAACAGGATATAAAGGTACTGCTACAAGTTTTGTTGTTGTTGCTGCCATTCTCTAACACCTCTAAGCGATGTTATCGATGAATGAACTGAAACTTGGAGCTCTGTTAATTAAAGCTTCATAGATTTTCAACATAAACTTTTCGCTGTCGTTAGTCTTAGCAAGTTTTTCGTAAGTCAAGTCTTGTAAAACTCTCATTTCGATAACACTCATGTCTAAGAAGAACAATTGTTTTGCGTTAGCAGTGTTAGTCATGTACATACTTGGTACGATAGGTATTTGTCCTACCATAGTGTTCAATAAGATAGCTGAGAATCCCCAGAATACTTGTTGTGCACTTTGTAAGTAACCAATCTTAGCTGTTAATAAGTCTAACAAGTCACCGAATACTGCGCTTCCGCAAACTCCTAAGTTAGGTCTTCCTCCATCATCAAAAGCGTATTGGATAGCAGTTGTGATGTCGTCTAGACTTAAAGCTGTACTAGATTTATCAACTTGGTTTGTACTTCCTTGTAATGCGATAAAACCGTTAAATTCGTTTGCGTCACTTGAAACTGAACCGTTTATGATTAAGTTTTCTTCTAACTCTCTAATTTCTCTAGTCTTAACTAATACTTCTTGTTGCATAGCGTTTGGTGTACTTGAGTCTCCGAAAGGACCTGTACTACCTGAAGGTTGGAAACCTGCCATGATGTATGAAGGTACTGCTGCTTGAGCTTGACCTGTTACTCTTCCTACACTGTACAAGAATTTCATTCCTACACTTACTCTATCATAAGTTGTGGTTGTTTCGCTTAATGCTGCGTCTTCACCGGCTACGAATGCTCCACCTTTTGCGGTGATAACGTTATAGTCTGCTGTCATTCCCATGTTACTTCTTCTTGGGAATAATTCTACTAATGGTGTCCATTTTCTAGTTCTATCGACGATGATAGGGTCAACATAGATAGGTATCATACCGTATCCTGCTGTTCCTGCTCCACCAGCAGTTGTAGTTAATGCTTTAAATCCGATATCGAAAGCTTCCTTTAACTGTGGGATTGCGTCGGTAGAGTAATGGTTGTCTTTTTGTGAAAAACTTTCCATGTCCACACTTTTATAAAGTGTTTCGCTAGGTAAGTTTCCAAAACTTGATGCGTATGCTGCTCCTGCGTTAACAGTTGCTGCGTTTCCTACGGTTGCCATTTTATTTCTTTTTACCTCTACTGTATTAATTGAAATGGTGTTTTCATTTCAACTTCTTCTTCTGGTTGTTCCGGTTCTTCTACTTCAGGTTCTTCTTCTGATTTGAATTGCGGAGCTTCCAATTTGTCTTTTAAATCCTTGATTTCCTCATCTCTGGATTTCATTGATTCTTCAAGAGCTTTTATTTGTGCGTCGAATTTTTCTGTTGCTTCTTTGAGAATTTCTTCTGCAGTTTTTTCTTCAACAACAGGTTCTTCTTCTGCTACTGGTTCCTCAACTACTTCTTCAGCAACAGGCTCTTCTTCAACGACTTCTTCTTTAATTTCTACTTTTTCGTCTTTTGCCATGTTTTGTTCCTCCATGTAATCACGTGATTTTGCGAATACATTGGTTATTTTAGCTTCAGGGTTCGCTGGGTTCCCTGTCAATGCTACATTCAATAATTCCACTTTTTCCAATAATCTTACTTCTTTTCCTTCTATCCATTTCGTCGCTATCTTTATTGGTTTGAATGCTATACTGAATGCATCAATGAATTTGTCTTTAATGTTCGCCCAGACTTTTTTGAATCGTTCACTATTACTATTTATTTGTGCTTTAACCCATAATCTGTTGTGTTCTGGTTCGAATTTTGCTTCTACTATTCTTCCTATTGGTAGCATGTTTGGTCCGTCATCTCCTTTCCTCCATGCTTCGTGGTCCATATCTAGTTTTATGTTTCCACTATTAACTTGTTCTGCCATGTCTATTAGTGCTTCTTCTGTTACTATATCATTTACTAAGTCTAAATCTTTTGTGCTTATGTATCCTGTTACGTAATATTTTTTTTGTCCTTTTATTTCTACTTCTGTATGGCTAAATTCGTTAATTCCTCCAATTATAAATGTAAATTCGTCTGTCATGTTCTTATTTTTGTATTATATCTTTATAAATATAATTATTTTCCTCCCTTATTCTATATCGTTAAAATCACCAGGAGTGATTTCGTCTGATTGTAATAATTTACTTCCTCTCTTTAGTTGCGCCTTAAGCCATTGTTTTACTACTTCGTCTAACCATTCGGCATCTGTCATTGGAACTACTTCTTCATTGACTACTTTTTGTCCTATGTTAGGGTGTACTCTTAAGAACTCGTCCTTATAATTTGCTAGTTTTTGTCTTGTTTCAGTTGTTAATATTGTCATTTTGCTACCTCCGGCAAGTTTTGTAAGTCAGGCCTTCTATCATTCTTTATTGTGTCATTAACTATTTCTTCCTCGATACAAGGAACTCCTTCTTCGTGCAAACAATAATGTACTCTTTTCTTGTATTGTCTTTCTGAGTTTAGTCTTGCGTTAATAATAGCTAATTTTGCTGTCTGATTTTGTACGTTATCTAGTGCTTCTTCTTTGTAAGATTCAGGTATTACTTCGGGATTGTCGTTTTGTTCTATTGCTTCAATATATATTTTCATCTTAATTACTCCTCGGTATTTTATTTGAATTATAAAGTATTTCGAAAGCAGTAGCTACTACTGTTCCTGAAAAATCATTAGCTACACTTGTGTCCCTATAACACCTTACGTACAAGTGGTCTTGTTTAGTTAATGGTTGGTTAGCATCATTAAACGAGAAAGTTACAGGAGAATGAACAGTTACGTATTGTGAAGTTGTTGTATTATAAGTTACTGACTGAGTAGCTATAGTTCCGTTAACTATTGATTCTCCTTCAGCTACTGCTCGGTACTCAAAAACCCATTTTACTGCGTCAGGATTAGTCATGGCTCCAGAGTCTGGCAACCAATCAATCTCTACAACAATATCTGTGCCATCCCAATCGTCAGGAACTTCCCACTGGAAATGCAGTTCTTCTTGTACACCTGAACTAGCGAACTGGTAACCACCAGCAGTTCCAACATCAACAGGTGTAGGTTGACTTGCAGCGTTTCCAACAGCTAATACTGGTATTTGTACGTGTCTTTCGTAAGATTCGACTTGTACATCTCCTTGAATATCTACTAATCCAGAACCGACAATTTTAGGGTCTAATACTAAGTTTGTTCCGTCATAACCAATACCGGCGTCATCTGCTGCTCCGAAGAATAAACCATTATTAGTGCCAGTATAATCATACTTGTGCTCGAAGATACCGCCATTAGCAGTCATCGCAACACCACTAGCGTTTCCTGAGTAAGTTCCAAAACCAACATACTTTAATCCTGTTTGTGTTAAGCTACCAGAAGCACCACTTTGAGTGCCGCCACCAGTAAGAGTTATTTGATTCTCAACAACATTACCCGCACCACCACCTAAATCAAAGACTAAAGCAGACTTACCAAGCTTTATACCATTAAAAGTCATATTGCCAGTTTGGTTCACTAATTGTCGGTCAATAGTCTCGGAAAGAGTAGTGTAAGTGTCGTTGTAACCACTGGTATGAGCTTGAGAACCAAACACTAAAAAACTAAAGTTTCTGTTATTGTTACCCCAATCAGGGTCTGCCCAATAACCATAATGAGTTCCTCCACTATTAATCGTTGGTCGGAAATAAAGCCCAGCCATATTACCTGAAGTTACTGTTGGTGCAAAGTTAAGTGCTGCACCAGTTCCGAAACTCCAAGAACCCCTAACATCAAATACTCCTGCGTTACCAGCCGATAAAGTGTTGCCATCAGTATCAATCGCTATCTGAGGATTAGTACCACCGATAGCTACGAAGTCATCAACTTGCGTTCCACCAACGTTTACTCCGAAGTGGTGGTGTGCATTACTATTATAGTTAGTAAATGTTAAATCATCACTAGAATTAGTGATTGTGTGGTCTGCAGTAGCGTTAATCCTGAATTCTGTAGCTTCGACATCGTAAGAACCCATATTTAAATCGGCAGTAGCTCCTGTGTAAGGCACATAACCTAATTCTTCAACACTTTGATTTTTCCACAAACTAGTTGCGCTATCATAATATAGAATGTCTTTGTCAGCAATACTGCTAATTAATACGTCATCAACCCAACCCAAATCAGTGCTTTCCTCTATATTAACGTAAATACTCCCGTCAGCACCAGCAGTAATAACTTGTCCAACCCTTACTCTGTGAGCAGGACTCGTTGGAGCAGTGCTAGTAAAAGCTCCAGCAGTTTGAGATAAATAAATAACGTCTCCACCACTATAAGCACTAGTGTTTAGTCCTCTAACAAAACCTTTAGTAGTAATATAACCATTACTATTATTGTCTATGTCTTCAGTAGCTACGCCGATAGTGTTATGAGCAGTTATTAAATCAGC